GAACCAGTGGGAATGCAATACAAAAAACCATTACCGGATGAAGGAGCACCAAATCCTGCAGCAGAATTTGAAGTATCAGAATCAGGTATAGTTGGTAGAGCCGATGGTCCTGATGATTTTGTTTTAGAGGGAGAAGGCATGAGTGGTTCTAGTATCAGAGAACTAGAATCTGATGTTTCAAAATTAAAACAGTATGCAACAGGCAAAGGACCTACCATGAAAGAAATTGTAGAAATTAAAAAAAGAAAAGATAAAGTTAGAAGATTAAACGAAGGTGATCCAAGTGAAACTAGTCAATATGTTACCGACAGACAAGGTGATTATGATCCAAGTCCAGATGACTTTGCATCAGGCGGTATTGCTAGAATGTTAGGAGAGTAATGACTCCAAAAGAATACAAACAGATGATGGACTACCTGACTCGATCGGGTGTTAGAAAACAAGTCAAGTTTGCATCAGATATTGCAAGACCAGATCCAAAACCAAAAGTCAAAGAGATAGAATTATTTAACGAGTTTAACAAACGTAATCCAAAAGCTGATGGTGGACGGATTGGGTTATCAAAAGGTAAATCTCCAAAAACTCAAGTGCTGTTAGATTTAATCACACCGGTTAGACAAAAATACATAGATTTAAAACAAACACAAATTAATCTTCCTGAAGGTGGAACATTAAAAAATTTTCCAAACTATGAACAATTTTTAATTAAAGAAATAGATTCAGTTAAAAATACCGCTGATGCTAAAAAATTAATTAGTTCTACTCAATACTATTTAGATCCACCAGAAAAATTATCTGTGTCTAGAAAAAAACTATTAGATAAATTAATTGATATAGAAAATAATAAACCAGGAAGATCCAGAGCTGGACATGAACTTGCTGCGCAAGCTGGTTATGTTTATAAGCCAGGGGGTAGCATGACAACAGCACCTTCAGGCTCTTTTAAAAATTTAATAGATATCAAGCAAAAAAAATTAAACAGAATAGATGATGTTATTAGACAACTAGATAGTGGTCAAATACCTTTAGATGATATTATTGAGGAGGGTAGTTTAACAAGATATATTAATAAACCTTTTGGTTTTAAAGATCCCGAAAGTTTTAATGCATTAATAAGAAATAATAAAAAATATGCAGATAGGGTAGATGAATTTAAATTATTAAACAATCAATCTTTTTTAGGTAAATATAAAGGTCGAGCAGATTTTCCTGCAAACGAGGCACAGACTATTTTTGAACAAGGTAGAACAGGTGGTGTAAATTTTTCACAGTCAACTCAAAGAGGACCAATTAAAAAAATATTTGATTTTGCTGATAGGCACATTGAAAGAGGTGGTAAGTTAATTAGAAGAATAGATGATAAAACTTTTATTTATAACAATAAAATTTTTAGTGAATCTCCGGGTGATGTAGATCAAAAAGCTTTAAAAAAACTAGGTTTACAAAATAAAAAAATTATTGATTTAGTTTTAGAAGGACCAAAGCGACCAGAATTCAAAGAAATATTTGATGCGGCTGATAAACAAAGAGAGTATGAATTAATTGAAAGAGCTCATCCTGTAACAGGTAAAAAAACACCTTTAACTCAATTATTACAAGAGGCAGATTATATAGCTGGTGGTAGAGATAGACTAACCTCTAAAAACATATTTAGTAGAATTCCTTTTGAGATAGATCATTTTGGATCTGTAAAAAATGAACCTTTTAAAAATATTAGAGTAATACCTAGGACTATTAATCAAGCTGCAGGACAATTTCAAAGAGGTGTATCTACTTTTAAAGATATAAAACAAGCAGAAGATTTTATTGGTTATAGTTTTACAGGGGATCCATTAAAAAGTATTAATCAATATATTGATACAGAAATAACAAGAGGACAAGATCCAAATTATTTGGGTCGTTCAAAAAAAATAGCAGCGGCTAAAACAAAAGCAATTGATACAGCTGCAGCTGAATTAGGTCAAGCAGGCACTAGAGGTGGAACAATTTTAACACAAGAGATTCCACCGGATGTTTTTGGTAGTAGATCAGTGGCAGGTGTAGATAAAAGACTTAAAGAAGCTTTTACAGGTGTTCCAATATTAGAAAAAACACCTCAAGGTAAATTTACAATAGGCTCAAGACCTGTTACAGAAAAAGAAATAATTTCTGTTCCGGAAAGAGACGCAATGGCACAAAGATTAAAAGATAGATTGTTAAAATTAGATTTAAGTTTTTTACCTAAAAAATTATCAACTCCTTTAGAAGTTGGTCAAAAAATTATCAGAGGTGTTACAAAAAAAGATGGTGGTAGAATTCCTTTTCGTTATGGTAAACTTGCTAAGTTATCTGCTAAAAGAGGACTATATGGTTCTTTTACACCAACAGGTTTAGCTACACTTTTTACTCCAGATTTAGATTTAACTAAAGCTGAAAATAGAATTACTTTAGCTGCAGAAGCAGCTTTTGCACCTGAACTTGTTAAAGCAAGTATCGGTGCAACAAAAGGAATGAAAGATAGAAAAAAACAAAAATCAATTCAAAAACTTTTAAATTTATTTTTAAAAACTCCAAAAGCCTTAAAATATGCAAGAATAGCATCTCCAATTGGTTTAGCATCACTAGGATTAGAAGGAGCATATCAAGCAGGTAAGTATACTAAAAAAAGAATGGCTGAATTAAAAGCAATGTCGCCAGAACAAAGAGAGGAATTAAGAAGTGAAGGAGCAAGACAAGCGTTTGATCCTTTCATGGCTGCAGGCGGTGGTATTGCAAAAGAAGCTGGTGATCCTTCAGGTAGACCACCAGTAAGAGGACCAAACTCACAAGGGTTGCTATCCCTTAAAAACCGTGTTAGAAACTATTAGGAGTATATATGGCAGAAATAGACAAAGGACTCCCGAACACTAGAAAACAAGAAGAGCTTCCTTCAGAAGAGGAATTGCAAGATGTTGCTGTTCAGGAACCAGTAGAAGAAAAAGGACCAATCGAGGTCATACCAGAAGAAGATGGTGGCGTAACTTTAGATTACGAACCAGGTGCAATCAACGTACCAGGAACAGAATCACACTTTGATAATTTAGCAGAACTTTTACCAGATGATGTATTAGAACCAATTGGTGGTGACATGACACAAAATTTTATGGATTACAAAGCATCAAGGAAAGATTGGGAACAATCTTATACAACTGGATTAGATCTTTTAGGTTTTAAATACGAAAATAGAACAGAACCTTTTCAAGGAGCTAGTGGTGCAACACACCCAGTTCTTGCAGAAGCAGTCACACAATTTCAAGCACAAGCTTACAAAGAATTATTACCAGCAGACGGACCAGTAAGAACACAAGTTATTGGTGCCAAGAATCCACAAACAGAATTACAAGCAACTCGTGTTAAAGATTACATGAACTATTTAATTATGGATCAAATGAAAGAATACGAAGCAGAGTTTGATGCTATGTTATTTCATTTACCATTAGCAGGATCAACATTTAAAAAAGTTTATTACGATGTGCCGATGGGTAGAGTTGTATCAAAGTTTGTACCTGCAGATGAATTAGTCGTTCCGTATACAGCTACCTCATTAGATGATGCGGAATCGATAATTCATGTTGTTAAAATGTCAGAGAACGAATTACGTAAACAACAAGTTAATGGTTTTTATAGAGATATTGAATTAACACCTCCAGGTAATGTTGAACAAAATTCTGTTGAGAAAAAAGAAAAAGAATTAGACGGAACTAAAAAAGTTGGTAAACAAGATACAATATACACTCTGTTAGAGTGTCATGTAAATTTAGACTTAGAAGGTTTCGAAGAGGTTGATGCTCAAGGTGAGCCAACTGGAATAAAATTACCTTACATCGTAACAGTAGAAGAAGGTAGCCGATTAGTTCTCTCTATACGGAGAAACTATGCGCCCAATGATCTAAAGAAAAATAAGATCCAATATTTTGTCCACTTCAAATTTCTGCCAGGACTAGGATTTTATGGCTTTGGACTCATTCATATGATTGGCGGATTGAGTCGTACGGCAACAGCGGCTCTCCGTCAATTATTAGATGCAGGAACATTATCTAATTTACCTGCAGGATTTAAACAAAGAGGCGTTAGAGTTAGAGATGAAGCAGCTCCAATACAACCAGGTGAATTTAAAGATGTAGATGCACCGGGTGGTAATTTAAGAGATGCATTTTTTCCATTACCATACAAAGAACCATCACAAACATTATTAAACTTATTAGGTGTAGTTGTATCCGCTGGTCAAAGATTCGCGGCTATTGCTGATATGCAAGTAGGCGACGGTAATCAAGGCGCTGCAGTTGGAACAACGGTTGCTCTTCTTGAGCGTGGTTCAAGAGTTATGTCTGCGATACACAAGAGATGTTATGCAGCGATGAAAGATGAATTTAAATTATTATCAAAAGTAGTTTCACAATATTTACCACCAGAATATCCTTATGATGTTGTAGGTGGTATGAGAAACGTTAAACAATCTGATTTTGATGATAGAATAGATGTGGTGCCAGTAGCAGACCCTAATATATTTTCAATGTCGCAAAGAATTACTTTGGCTCAAACACAATTACAAATAGCTACATCTAATCCACAGCTACATAACATGTATCAAATCTATAGAAACATGTATGAAGCAATCGGTGTAAAAAATGTTGATGCGGTTTTACCTGCACCAGCACCAAATATGCCGATGGATCCAAGTTTAGAACATATAAATGCATTAGCTGGTAAACCTTTTCAAGCTTTTCCTGGTCAAGACCACAGAGCACACATTACAGCTCACTTAAATTTTATGTCAACTAACATTGTTAGAAATAATCCTGCGGTCATGGCTGCAATACAAAAAAATATTTTAGAACATATTAGTCTAATGGCACAAGAACAGGTGCAATTAGAGTTTAGAGAGCAAATGCAACAGATGATGATGATGCAACAACAAGCTGCAACTAATCCACAGATACAAGCACAGCTTCAAGCACTAACAAATCAGGTTGAATCAAGAAAAGCTATCTTAATTGCAGAGATGACTGAAGAATATATGAAGGAAGAAAAACAAATTACATCACAATTTGACAATGATCCTCTTTTAAAACTAAAATCACGTGAGGTTGACCTTCGTGCAATGGAAAATGAGAGAAAAAGAGACGCCGATAAGGCTGATGAAGACCTTGCAAGAGCAAAATTAATGCAAGCACAAGATTTAGCTGAAGATAAAATGGATCAGAACGAAGATTTAGCTAAATTAAGAGCTGGAGTTAGCCTTGCAAAGAGCGGTGTACAACAAGCTAAAGTTATGGTAGACGATAATTAATAAAAAGGAGCAAAAAATGCAAAAACTAGACAAAATACAAGATGTTAAAGTTGCAGAGCAGAGTATTGAAGTAGATCCTAGATCTAAAACGACTGCAGATGGAGCTTTTAACTATATTGCTACAGGAAAACCTGAGATGCCAGTTGGCGGTCAGAAAAGAATGTTAGCAGAAAAGAAAAGAAACTCTAAAGCGTACTAATCATGTGGTTATCGGCGATAAAATTAGCCGTTTCTGCTGGAAGTAAGATTTACGCTAACAAGCAGAGAACGAAGATGGCAATGTCAGATGCACAACTAATGCACGCATCTCGTATGGCCGAAGGAAAAGAAGCTTACCAGGGAAAACTTTTAGAAGCCCGTCAATCAGACTGGAAAGACGAGGCAGTTTTAATAATTCTTAGTTTGCCCGTGGTAATTTTAGCCTGGGCAGTCGTATCGGACGATCCAACAGCGATGGACAAGGTAAAATTGTTCTTCGATATGTTTTCGCAGCTCCCATCATGGTTTACAAATTTATGGATCCTTGTCGTGGCGAGCATTTATGGTATAAAGGGTACACAAATTTTTAGAAACGGAGGAAAAAAATAATGTTTAAAAAATTCGCAAAACTTGTAGCAGGAAAAGCAATTAAATCTGTTAAAACAAATGTACCTACAACAAAAATACAAAAAAAAATAAGAGATTTAAAAATTGGTAATCAAAAATTAAAAAGTTCAAAAGCAAAATTAGATCAAACTATTTTTGAATTTAAAAATAAACAACCTATTACTTTTAAAACTAACAAGGGAAAATCAGAATCAAATAGGGAAGCTTATAAAAGAATACAAAAAGACAATACTAAAGCAATAAAAGGTATGATTGATAAAGCTTTTGAAAAAAAAGCTACAGGCGGTAGAGTTGGTAAAATGGGTGGCGGAATGATGGGTCGTAGATTTGGAATGAAAATGGGAACTCCAAAACCAAAAACAAATGTTCAAAAAATAAAAGAAGCCTTTTCTACAAAAGGTAAAAAATTAAAACCCGTAGATCCAAAAAAACAAAAAGGATTATCAAAACTTCCAAGACAAGTTAGAAATAAAATGGGTTATATGAAAAGTGGTGGTAGAGCATAATGGCTGGTAAAGGTTTATACGCAAACATTCACGCAAAAAGAAAACGTGGTGGTAAAATGAAAAAGAAAGGTGCAAAAGGCGCACCAACTGCAGCAAACTTTAAAAGAGCTGCACAAACAGCGAGAAAAAAATAATGACTAAACTATGTCCTAGAGGTAAGTCGGCCGCGAAAAGAAAATTTAAAGTTTATCCGTCAGCATACGCGAATGCATACGCTAGCAAAATTTGTGCAGGTAAAATTAAAGATCCATCTGGAGTCAAGAGAAAAGACTTTAGAGGCAGCAAAGCTGAAGGTGGATTAATGGAAGCTACTGAAAGATTAAAAAGACAAGGTTTACGTGGTGGGGGAATCTGTAAAAAAGGGATGAATAAAAAAATCCTTAGAAAATAAAATGGCTAAGAATGGTTTAGATAAATGGTTTGCCCAGAAGTGGGTAGATATAGGAAGTAAAAAGAAAGATGGCTCTTTCTCAAAGTGTGGAAGATCAAAACAGAAAGCAGATGCAAAACGTAAGTATCCAAAATGTGTCCCTCTTGCAAAAGCAAGAGGTATGTCAGAGGGTCAAAGACGATCAGCTGTAAAAAGAAAAAGATCTGTAGCACAAGGTGTTGGTGGTAAACCAACAAATGTTAAAACTTTTGCTAAAAGAAAACAAGCTATGATGGGTGGACTTATGGCTAGAAGAATGGGAATAAGATAATGAGAAGGCAAGATAAAATGCCTGCTCGAAATAAAAAAAATTTCCGTCCAACGGAAAAAGGTGCAGGAATGACAAGGGCTGGAGTTGCTGCATATCGAAGAAAAAACCCCGGCTCAAAACTAAAAACAGCGGTCACTGGCAAAGTCAAACCAGGATCTAAAGCTGCTAAAAGACGTAAATCATTCTGCGCTCGTAGTGCAGGACAGATGAAAAAGTTTCCTAAAGCCGCTAAAGATCCTAATTCAAGACTAAGACAGGCTCGCAGAAGATGGAAGTGTTAATATGAGAAAAGCAAAAATGGGTGGCGGCATGATGATGAAAAGAGATGTTGCTATGAAAAAAGGTGGAAAGATCCCTCCACAACTAAAAAAATTCATCATGGCTAAAAAGAAAAAAGCTAAGATGAAAAAAAAGGCATAATGGCTGACCCTAAAAAAGGCACAGGTAAAAAGCCTAAAGGGTCGGGTAGGAGACTTTATACGGACGAGAATCCTAGAGATACTGTCCGTATAAAATTTGCAACACCAGCAGATGCAAGAGCTACAGTTGCAAAAGTTAAACGTGTAAATAAACCCTTTGCACGTAAAATACAGATACTAACAGTTATGGAACAACGGGCTAAAGTTATGGGTAAAAGTCAGGTTGCTTCTATTGCAAAGAAAGGAAAAGATGCAATTAGAAAACGTAATAAATCGACTGCTTAAATTTTTAAGAAATCGATTAGATAATTTATCAATATCAGTCACATCTGGTGGTGTTGACAATATGGAAAATTACAAGTATATAATAGGACAGATAAATGCCTACGAGGCAACACTACAGGAAATCTCTAACCTGCTAGAAGATAAGGAGCAAAATGAAAAAGGAACAGTCATCGATATTAACGCCAAACAATGATCTTGTTGGTGTAAAAAAATCAGAGAAAAAAGAAGAGCCAAATTTACCAAAGCCTACAGGCTGGAGACTTTTAGTTTTACCTTTTAAAATGAAGGAAAAAACTAAAGGTGGTTTAATGTTAGCTGAAACTACTTTAGAAAAACAACAAGTAGCTTCACAGGTTGGTTTAG